TGACCTGCTTGATTTGAAAAAGGTGCAATACGAGTACCCGTAGCATCGGTGGCGCCGACAATTAACATGCGGCCGCCAAGCACCAACTTACCAGTGCTGTCAACTTGAGTAGCAAACGCACCAGGGAACTGGGCATAAGGCAACGCTTGATTACCTGCTGATGCTACAATAATGCTTCCTCGGTTGGTACCTACTGCAAATGCATTAACCTCTTTCATGCTGTAGCCATACATTGATCCGTATGCTGTAGGTGCTTGCCAAATTCCAGTTACGCCCGGATTAAGCAATGCTATCTGCTTTTGGAAGTTTGTATCAAAGTTAGAACCAAGGCTTAGGTTGATAACTGTGGCGCCAAGAGCACTGGCCCAATCGATGCCTTTGTATACTGCGGCCATCTCAATGCTTGTCATTGTGCCACCTTGGCCTACTTGGCCAAGCAAGAGTCGAGCATCGGGGGCAACACCAACTGTGCCTGCGCCGTTGTTGGCACCAGCCGCAATGCCAGTCATAAGTGTACCATGCCAGCCCCAGGTAACTGCTGTGGGATCTTTGGGATTGTTATAGGCAATAGTGCTGTTGAAGTTTTTGCTGGCAACTACCTTGCCTGCCAAGTCACTATGCATTAGGTCAAAGCCATTGTCAAGGATAGCAATGGTAACTCCTTTGCCTGTGATGCCACGTGCCCAAGCATTGGTAACTCCACCAACTGTAAGGACAGTACTGATTTCTTTGGCCTCATAGTTGAGAGCTTGTGTTTGGGCGTATGCTGTACTGCCTAGTGCCAGGGCAATGGCTAATGTAAGTGCTTTGAGTTTCATGTTTATCCTTAAACAGATTTAGAAATGTTAAAACCCTCAGACTTTAAAAACGCAATAGCTTCTTTAATCTTTGTCTGTTTGCGCTCTACTGTGGCCAAGGCCTTGACTGCACCTTCTCTAGTCCTGGCATGGACCTCTGTGCCAGTAGCTGTATGGACTCCAAAGTAATGTGTGGTGGCGTCGGTAAAAGTTCTTTGTGTGTAACCATACATGCAAAATTCTGCGCTGGCTTGACCCATGGGCAGTTGTGCTTTAGTGCTTTTACTAGGAGGATATTTGGCACTCCAATATTCCTCAAATTTGCCTAACTTACGGACTGTATCTGTTGTAGCCATTTTGGTTCCTTGTGTGCGTTAGTATATTATACTATTAAACAGGCTTGTTGTCGACCAATCTGCGAATGCGGTGGGCCATGTCCTCGGGTGTGTCACCTTTGCCTGTCAGCATGAAGGCCACGTGCTCTACCATGTCTGCACTTTTGAACTCCAGGTCGATGCCCAAGTTCTTAAACACCAGGTTCACTTGCTTGAGAGTCTCAACCACTGTGTCGTGAACAATAGTGCAATGCTCGTTTTCAATTTCGTCATTGTCGTAACCCATGTCTTCCAATAGGTTGTTATAGGCACACTGGTCGTCCATGATACAGAACTTGCCAAAAGCCTTATTAAGGTCAGGATCCATAAAGTCATCGATGCCCTCACCGATATCATTTGTATCAATGCTGTTGAGGTGCTCTTGTTTAGTAAATGTACGCATTTTAAACTCCCTTTTGTGTTGACATGTATGTATTATACAAGCTTTTGAGCCTAAAGTCAACCGTTTTTTTGTTGTTTTTATGCTACAGTCACAAAAAAGCCCCAATTAAGGGGCTAATCTGTCTAATTTTTAAGCAAATTAAACTGTGATGCCCATGGCTTGTGCTTTGTATGCCAAAGCAACCATCTTGCGGCTAGCTTCACCATGACGGTACTCAGTAACTTGTACGCCATTGCCTGCTTTGCGTGGGTTGGCATAAACTGCGTAACCACGTTGACGGATAACGCTGATAGTAGCAGTTGGGTTCTTGATACCAAAACGCTTTTGGATAGCGGCTTCTGTCAATGACTCACCATTGATAACCAAAGCTTTGAACAATTTGTATTGTTTAGTTGTTTCGTCGAATTTCTTTAACATTTTAAGTTTCCTTGTTTTTGATACATCACTTTGCGGATGGTATTACAATTATAGCAAATTTTTACAAGAAAGTCTATATGGTTCTTGTCCATATAGACTTCTTTTGGTTAAACTAGTTTAAGTTATTTGGTATTGATAAACTCGTTTAGGACCTTGGCCTTCTTGATGATCTCTTCCTCGGTGGGGAAAGGTTTGAAGGTTGGTGCGGCAGGTGGTGTGGTGTTTTGGAATCCCAGACTTTCTGCTTGTGCAGTTGCAAATCCAACTTTGGTACTGTAGTCGGTCATTACAGCATCACGCTGTGCATGCCAGTCTTGCTCTAGCATTTCTTTTGCCATCTTGAGTAGTTCAAGACGGATCGTGTAGCCATTTGTAGCGGTTGTACTCATTGTAGTTCTCCTGTGTTTGAGTGTGTAGTAAAACTGTTGTCTTACAAAGTAATTATAACACAAGCGTCATAGGAAAGCCACCGTAATTGGTGGCTTTGGTAGAGCAGTTTACTCTAAATTAGAAACTGCGTGTGTAGCTGAAAGTGGTGGCTGTTTCTGCGCCATCTTTCTTGACAATATCATAACCTAATCCAACGGTGTCTTTCTTTGTCAACGCATATGATAACCCCAAGCGAGTTGTGTCGCTACGATCTGCTACGCTAGAAGAAAATGCATCACGGTAACGATAAGCTACTCGTGCTGTCAATGCTTCAGTTACTTTAAAGTTAACACCTGGTTCAATTGAGTAATACTCAGTTGCCTTTGAACCTGATACTGTTTTTAGACCAAGGCCGCCACGTACTGTTGCACTGACTGCTCCTGCTGTGAATACAGTTTTAGATACACCAAGTTCTTGACGAACTGATGTTGCATTGGTGGTACTGTTTTGACTATTGATAACGCCCACGTCACCAACCAATCCGTATCCAACACCTGTACGAACAGTGATACTTGTGCGATTTGTGTTTTGTCCGTTTACGTCAGACTCAACGGCAGATGCTCCAAGTGTAACTGATGTTTGTGCAGATGCTAATCCGGCCATGGTTGCCAAGATAGATGCTAAAATAATTTTCTTCATTTAATTTCCTTTTAAAAATGACTAGAACGAAAAATCCCAGTCAATATACTTACGGTACTAAATTGGTTATTGTTTACCAATGAGTAGGACTTTGGTTGTTATAAGAAGAAACCCGCCGAAGCGGGTTCTGAGTTTCTGTTACGAGGTATTTCTTACCCTAAGCGGAGTTTAGGCCGCTAATGCGAACTGTGAGTCGTTTGCGTTTACTTTGTTGTGCTTCTACGACCGGGAGATCCCAATCCTACGGCTTCTGCATTGCCGAGCTGTCCATTTTCGTACTCTTGACCCAATCGATCCTGTGTCAGGCCCATTATAAAGAAACTCACTTGACTTTGACAATAGTAACAGTACCATTGTCGTAATCAATTAAATCTACCATACCAGGATAGCGTTGCTTCAATGCAATATCAAAACGATTAAATTCTTCGATTGCATCATCTTCATATGCCATCAATGCTTGAGCATCTTCTGGTGTAATATTTAATGAAGCCATGATCCAATCAGCAGAATTGGGTGCGTTTTGTTCTTCATCTAGACCTTCGTCCCGAATAGAATTCCATACACTCTTGTCGACCGGTTGCCAATTTAACTTAGCAATCTGTCCCAAGTATCCCGATGTTAGTTCACTTATCTTCATTAACTTCCTTATGGTGGACCTGGCGGGCACTGCCCCCGCGTCTTGAATCCTTTTCTGTCTACTTCATACAGCAATAACTTACAGTATATACTTATTTGACTTGTTTGTCAAATTAATTTTAATAGGCCAAAAACTGAACCATCTTGTGTGCTGTATGCTAGATAGTTTACAGTAGGATTATCATATATAATGCTTGAACCAAACCAGTGCTTGGCACGTTCAGCATCACTTACTTCAATCCAGTAGCCCACAGCACCTGTGTCTAGATTATCTGGTACCCAACGTTTGGCAACACATGTGTCTGTGTTATACCACCAGACATCAGAGTCTGGATTCCGCGGTGCTAGTGTGCCCGAGTATACTTTATTCTCAGCAGTAAAGTACAAGTGTGTACCAAGTGGATGACGTTCTTTTCTTGCTTGTGCTTCTGCAGGATTGTCTGCTCCGTTGGCATCTTCTAGAAGTTCGTATGTTTCTAATCTGCTTAAACCTAGATTAAACTTTTCGACTTGGCCGTTTTTCATCCTAGGTACTAGTTTGTTGTCGATGTAATCAACATAGCATATAAAAAATTCTGGTGCTTGTCGCCAGTCTCGATCTGGCGGTGGTTGAAATGTCATTTCATACGATGGTACAACAAATAAATGATTACGGCCGCGGTGTAATGTAATCTCTGGGTTAGAATTTAGTTGAATACCCCTACGTCCGTTAATAATTTGGTCACTTGTTATCCCATCAACTGCCCAACATTGTCGATCTTCAATCCACAAAAAATTAAAGTCAGTAATTGGTGGATTGGGTTCTGAATCTACACTTGGATCGCCACCTCCAGACTTAGCATCGCCAGTAATAACTGTTGAGCTATAGCCTACAATCTTTCCGCAATAATCATATATAGGATCTTGTTGAGTAAACAATGGGTCCTGTGGTGTTAGAGCTGTTACAGCAAGACCGTATAATTCTGGTCCAACAAGGCCTGGCCAGATATTTTGATATCTGATACCGTTTACATCCGAAGGATAGCTTGCAGTCTTAGCTAAACTTGCGACTAACGAAGATGCATTTGCAGATGCCGTCTTTAAATTAGAAACATTTGCCGGCGGATAAGATCCGTTCCATTGATTGGCAAGTGGAGGAGGAGGTGCAAGTGTAATAACTGGCTCACCTGCTTTATAAGTTTTACCTGTTATCAAGTTGTGTTTATGTCTAAAGTCTGGAAACAACTGTCTATTAACAGACTTTGACAATGCCTTAGTTACGCCTTGTATCTTTTTCTTTAAGTTGGCAAATTTTTGGCTTGGGATATTTGCCATCTTGCCGCCATGTTTTTGTATACTGCCAAGTATACTTTCTGGATTGTATTTTCCAGTGTTAATGCCGCCGCTGCCGGACAGGCATAATTCTGGCTTACTCAATCTACCAATGTCTTTAAGGATGGCATTTGCTTCTGCAAATTCTGCATCAATAACTTCTTTGATTACATCTGGAATTTTAGGAGCCTTGAGTGGTATTTTGCACATACCATCAAGAGCTAACAAATTTTGAACTTCGGCAATGGCCGCATTTACTCTAGCAAGACCATCTTTAAGGTCAGATAAATCTTCCATGGCCTTAAGTTCATCTCTAAGATTTTTAAGCTCGTCCTGCAGATCTTTAATAGATGGTAAGTCTGTGTATTCTTCTATTAATGCGTTAAGGTCTGCTTGAACACAAAGAAGATTACCCTTTAGCATATTATTAAGGCCACCAAATAGGATAGCACAAATAACGTCTTTGAGTGGTTTGTTTAAAATGCCTTTGGTTGCAACTTTAACGCCCGGGATGATTGGAATGTCTGCCATAGTAGAATACTTATGCCCACTTCAAATCTGGATCTAATCTACTTCCGCTTCGTCCACCTACTTGCTGATAAGGTGCAGTTCCATTTCTAGCAACCAGCACTGATACAATTTCAGGACTATTTCCGCCATGTGCTACATGAACCCAACGACCTTCGTAAATTAGTTGACTGAACGACCCGTTCATATTTTTGCCAATATGCTTGAATAACCCTTTGGCTTTTTCAGAAGGATCACCTTGGCCTAGTATTTGAATATCAACAGCACGACCGCATGGATGGTCGCCAATACTATTCTTAGCACCTAAAGATTTATCAAATGCTGGAGTACGATATCCAGAACTGATTGTTATTTTAAATCCTGCATCAACTAAAGGATCAAGTACATTTTGACAAACTTTTTGCCAATTACATGCTATCTGTTGTGCAGTTAATTTAGCTTCAGGATTTTCAACTGGCTTGTATTTCATCTGCGAAAATTTAAAATATTTACTACATGCTGTGTCCCATAATGCATCAGTGTATGTTGAGCAGTCTTTTGGATCTGGTTGCGGGGCTGGGGTAGCACCAGCATCGCCGCCGGGTTGGGCGCCACCTTGCCCTGATTCACTTGCGCCGGAGCCCATTGTTTTTTGCATGTCCTCGGTTGCGGCCGCATGACCTTCTGGCGTATCATCATAATACACTTCGCCAGATGGCGTTACTTTTCGGGCGGCAATTGCCGTAGGCTTCATTTTACACATAAAAAAATCTCCCATGTATTTATGGGAGATTTTAATTATGGACCTACAAAAACGTCCGGGCTACCTTCTGCTCGTGGTGTCCCTGACTCGTCTTCGTCACCTTGCCTGTTTATTGGAATTCCTCCTATAAAAACAGTCGGACTTCCATTATCAGTTGTTTCAGGGCCGCCTTCTACTTCGCTACCATCTATGCTAATAAGAAGATTGTTGGCATAAACGCTGTTTTGCGGAATTTCTGTTATTTCGCCGTCTTGCTCGTTAATGTCACCTAGTCGATGAACAGGTTTACTCATTTTACAGCTTCATTCCTGCTGGTGCTAGCTGAATACCACTTAGGGCTGATGTATACTGGTCGGCAAGTTCTTTGTCGGTGGTGCCAGTAGTAACAACCAAGTTCTTGTTAATTTTAAGATTGCGAGCACGTTCCGGGCTAACAGTCATCAAATAAGGAACCAATGCTGGTCCACCTTTAGGACTTTGGCCAATACACACTGGACGATCAATTGTGTAGCTATTAGCATCTTCGTCAATGAATTGTCCGATTAGTTCTTCGCCAGAACCCATTTTAAGTGTAATGACGTCGCCGTTCTTTTTGATATCAAGTAACATTTCTATCCTTTAAAAAATTGTTTATTCCTATTGTGCCGCCAATGTATTCACCACGGTACCAAAACTGTGGTATTAGATTTGGATTGTATCCTAGCCTACTTTCCCACACTTTGAATGCTTTATATAGTTCTTCCTCAGCATCTACTTTTACCACTTCAAATTCAATGCCTGCTTTTGTTAACTTGTCTAGTGCAACATGGCAAGCATTACACCAGTCTGTAATGTAAAGCTCGCTAAAACTCATAGACTTGGTAGTGCATCGTAATCAACTGCATCACCCATTACACCAATAACATAGTTTGTTGATTCAGATTCTTGTAATGCTGTTTGTTTTTTACTTGTATCGCTATGCTTGTTGAACCAAGGAATAGGGGTTGACTTTGGCGCAGGACTTTGATACTTAATGCCAACTTGCTTTAATGCATCAGCGGCTGTGTAATCGACAAAGTCTTTTAAGATGGCTGCATTTAATCCAATAACTGGACCTTTCTTGAATAGATAATCAGCCCATTCTTTTTCTTCACGGATAACATCTAAGTAAAGTTGATATACTTCAGCTTCGCACTCAACTTTGGCTCGAGCAAAGCGCGGATCTTCTTTTACAACCTGATTGATCATATAAGCAGTCCAGCCCTTGTGTAGCAATTCATCTTGTAGAATCAAGCTGATGATGTTACCATTGCCAATAAAGATTTTGTTCTCCACCATTGCTAAACTTGTAGCAAATGATACCATAAAGCGGAATGCTTCTAATGCGTAACTGGCATTAAGTGCTAGCCAGATAGACTTGATATGTTCTTCTTCTGGGATGGTGTGGCCAACTTCTTTTCTAGAGTTAATAACATGCAGGTCATCATAGTACTTGCCAACAGAGCTTGCCATGTCTACAATTTCTTTAGTGTCATGGATTGTGTTAAACACTTCCTTAGGCACATTGTAGATGTTACGAATGATGTGACTGTAACTACGACTGTGAATGTTAGTTTCAAAGAAACTCCAGTTGTACATTAAAGCTTCCAGTTCTGGCAAACTCACACAGGGAGTAAACACCTGTGCTGGACCTCGACCTTGTAAACTGTCTAATGCTGTTTGACGTAACAAGTTTGACGTAAAAATATGTTTAATAGCATCGCTTGCATCTTTAAAGTCTTGTGCGTCTTTGGTTAGACTAATCTCTTCTGGTACCCAAAAGAAGCCACGTGCTGTAGTTTCAAAGTCTGCAATCTTAGGATACTTGACTTCTTCGAATCGTTGAATAGTTACAGGACCTGCTGGGTCCAAAAACATTTTACGACTAAGGTAATCTGATTTTGTTGTTAAGTTGTATTGTTGTTTTGACATTTGTTATCCTTTATAATATTGTACGATACCTAAAAACCACACTGAGGCCAACATGCCAAAGTTTGCGGCACTGGGCCAATCTCGACTGCGTACGGCAGTGGCCAACCAAGCGGCATTACCCGCAAATAACAATATGATACCTGCGATAGGATCCAGATTGAAACTGACCACAATGGCTCCTGCCAACATGATCGTAAAACAAATCCATTTGATCAGTGCCATACCTCAGTGTATATCCTTGTCTGCATATTCATGATTGACTTGACTATGTCCTTGTTCATCTGCTCTCACAGCAATGATAACATCGCGTAGTCTAGCATCTGCTGGTAGTTTCCAGTATTCTATTGCCAACTTAGGAGCAGGCACATTGAGTTCAGGATTAGCATCTACTTGTGCCAAATAATCAGTATAACTAATCACTGCTTCTTCTTCAAAGTAACCAACCATTCTGTGTGCCCATTTAGGAAAAAACACATAAGCAATAAAATACACATGCCAAAATATTGCCTGAGCCACAATGACCAAAATTCTTTCAAACCAGTTGGGTTGCACTATATCAATGAACGTCATCAAGTGCATACGCTCGTTCTCGGCTTCTGCTATCAATGTTCTAATCATAGGACCATAACCATGTCGCATACTACGAAGACTTTTCAAATGTAACCACATGCCAGCAACCATACCTGGTACAGCCGCAATAGTTTCTAATACTACTGCTCTGTGCCCATACTGTTTAAGAAAGAACGTATCGGCTATCCAACGTAACAGCATAGTTACTCGTTTGGCAACACGATCACTAACAGTTTTTGGTATATGATGGATGTGTTCAAACTTCATGTCAGGCCACAGTGATGGCAATGCAAGCCAACATAAAAATTAATACAGCGCCTGCGATAGGAATTACAATGTGTGCATGTTTGGTCACATCTTCTAACCATTGTTCTATTTCAGGTTCTTTATTCTCTTGGTTCATTTTCTTCATGTTCTCGGTTCTTGTGCATATCCCATAACACTATGCCTACTACGGCTACCATTAGTACAATGGCAATAATGTCATTGACGGTCATATTTATGCTCCGTAATAGGTTTCTTTATCTTTTTCAGACAATTTAGGATCGTTCCAAACATTACGACGGTTCCATTCTTGAATTTTTTCTAGGCGTTGTTGTTCAGTGAGTTCATCACAACGGCTACTATAATCTGGCATACGTAGCCAATCTACTGTGCCTTGTCTTGGGCCATATGTTTTTTCTACTGAGCGAAATACAGCCCAGGTAGCAAACACCATGCTGATGATGGCAATATGTCCCAACATGTTGTAACCAATGGTCAATAGTTCACCAATGTAAAGCCCAAATGCTAGACTCCAAAAACAGCCTAACAAGATACTTAGAAAGTATTTGATGTAAAACGGTGCATGACGCAGAGGGTTTAGATTTGGATTCAATATATCCCAAGATGAACGGCTCACTAACCAAAAGAATTTGAGTACGCTAAACATAACAGTCCTTAAATGTTAAAACATAATTATAGTATCTTCAATCATTGTTGTCAACTGTTTTTGAGTACAAATCCTAATCTATCTCCTGCTAAACTAGGATAAAACTCATCTTGCCAAACAGGCACAATAGTAGTAGCTGTATGATTAGCAAAGTCGTCATTGTATCTAAAATGTACTTCGATTACTCGATTACCTATTACTTCAACATTAAACCACTCATATCGATCTGCAACAGTTTGCAATACTTCTGGCAATGTAAATATATCGTTGATTCGTGTCCAATGACTGAATCTATCCAAACGAGTAGGATCTGTTCTAAATCCCTCAACTGCTAGTGTTTGCTTGCCCCAGTGGTAATCAAAACTCAAATGTCTGCCAGTAAATATTTCGCACCAAAAATAACCATCTGGGATTGAGTCAGAATCTAGATATTGTATTGTGGCCCCTACACTCATCATTTTTAGATTTACAATAGGGCGCACTATATACTTGCCTGGTACAGGGGGTATTCCGGCAGGACCACATGTGTACCCTAGTTTTTTTGACAAAATCAGTTTATCCACACACCAAAGGTCATCTGTACCTATACTGTCAAATATATCGGTATCACCAAGCTGAGGTACTACGTGATTCATTTTCGTTCAGTGATATCGTAAAACCAATCATCACCTGCGGCCCACTTGCGTGTGCCATCCACTGTGAATATGGTTTGTGCGGCAATGAAGTCCGGGAATTTAGTCTTGCCTGAAATTAAACTTTGATCGTACCACAGGCAACGGTTGTTGGGCTGACAGGCAAACTGGCCATTTTCTAAACGTATAAAGTTAAAGCTCTTATGTTCTTCAGCAACTTCAGTAAACCCTGTGTCTACATCCATGCCGTCAGCACAAAAGTCCACAGTGAACAAATAGGTACCGTGATGCCACTCTTTGTCTTTACCTAAAAATTTTACACCTAAATTTCGTAATCCTATTTTTTCAATAATAGTAAAACGATACCCCATACAATCCCAAAGCTGTAAAGTGTCTATGGGCAAATCGCCTGCTACATCTTCTCTCCATACATAAGCATGAATGGGTAACTTGTCGTAGAGTGCTCCGTAGTTAGGCAGCAATGACTCGATGCGAAACACCTGTCCCCGTAAGGCTTTGATACTGACCCATATAGCTGGTTCTAATTCTCCGTGACCTTTTTCAAAGTTATAGAGAAACTCTCGTTTAACAAAACATTTGATTGGAGGTAACGATCCTACAATATAACTCATGTTAATATTTTCCTGAAGCAAGTACTATCTTGCAGATGTGTTCTAATCGTTCGATATGCTCATATGCCCGCCATGGGCTTGTATCTATGGCAACTACCCCATGACCTTTAATGCCTACAATGTCGTAAGCAACATTGCCAAGCTCGTCTAATTGTAACATCTTATGACACTGGTCAGCAAGCTCTTGACTGATAGGAGGAACATCGCCTACATTGGGTGCAACCCTAGTATATCTATTGAGTTCTGGAAATGCATCGCTAATAGTGCTCAAATCAATACCGGCATGCATTGCCGCAATACAGTATGTAGGATGAACATGCACAACTACTCGCACATCGTTGCTGTGTTGTCCCATTTCTTTTTGTAGGCCAAAGTGCAAGGGAAGTTCCCCACTGGGCTTTAACTTTTCACTAATATCAGTGTACTCTAATTCATTGCTGGCATAGTAAATTTGAGGAGGTTGGTTCCAGTAACCTTTCTCAATGCCAATCTTCTTAAACTGATCTGGTTGTAGAGTTTGTTTCCGCACACCACTGGGTGTGATATAAAAGTGATCACGGTCGTGGTGACGAATACTTACATTGCCATC